ACCTGCTGAAACTCCACTATTTGCTATAGAAAGAACACCAGCACCTGATACTGTTAATGGAGTTGAAGCTGTAGGAACAGAAATAGCACCTATTGCAGTTGTTGTTGCTACTGGTAGATCTGAAGCAGCTAAAGCAACAGAAGCAGTTATTAATCCTTGATTATTAAAAGTAATACCTGATCTTGTTGTTCCAGTAACAGTATTATTTATTGATACAGCACCTAAATTATTAACAGTAAGACCACCTGCCGATGGAACGCTTACACCACCAACTGCTGATGCTGTAGCTTCTGGTATATCACTTGCAACTAATGCTGCTGTACCTGTTATTAATCCTTCATTATTATATGTAATACCATTTCTGGCAGAAGCTCCACCTGTTACTGCATTATTAATTCCTAAATTACCTGATGCTACATTTAATGATCTATCAAGATTAGAAGTATTTAACTTAGCTGCTGTGATAGTTGCATCTGTTATTTTTGTACCTGCAATTCCTGATGCTATCTTTGCGTCAGTAACAGCAGAAGTTGCAATCGCAGCCGTATCAACAGCATTATCTGCTAATTCACTAGAACCAACAGCATTAGCAGCAATCTGTGTTGCAGTTATTGTGTTATCAGTAATCTTGGCAGCAGTAACAGCATTATCAGCTAACTTTCCTGTAGTAATATTTAAATCTGTAACTTTGGCAGTCGTAACAGCATTTGATGCAATCGCTCCACTATCTACAGCATTGTCAGCAAGTTCTGACGATCCAATAGCATTGGCAGCGATATGACCAGCAGTAATCGTATCAGAAGCAATCTTTGCTCCTGTAACAGCAGTGCTGGCAATAGCAGCAGTATCTACAGCATTGTCTGCTAACTCAGTTGCAGTTACAGAATTAGTAGCAAGTTGAGTTGCAGTAACAGAAGCAGATGTTAACTTCGCTCCAGGAATATCACCATCACTAAAATTAGTCTTTACAAAAGTAACAGCACTATCAGCAATTTTTACAGTCGTTACAGCCGTTGCTGCTAGTTTACCTGTTGTAACATTTAAGTCTGTTATAGCTGCTGTATCTACTGCATTATCTGCAAGTTCACTAGAAGTAATAGCATTTGCTGCTATTTGTGTAGCCGTAATCGTATCATTTACTAACTTTGCTCCAGCTATAGTTGCGTCTGTAATCTTTGCATTAGTAACTGCATTATCAGCAAGAGAAGCCGTTACAATTTGACCTGCTGTTAATGGATAACTTAATGCTGTAGCTGGTATTGATGCTGCATCTACTAATCCAAAAGCAGCCTGTACTAAGTTTTTTGCAGTTATTTTTTTCGTTTCTGTTGCACTGACATCAGCAACTGCAATCGGGTCTGTTGCTTGCAGGTTGGCTGACGCTAATTCTGGTAGTTGTGTAATCTGTAGATCAGCCATGTCAAATAACCTTTAAGTACATCATAAATCTAATTTTAGGTATCTTCAAGTAAAATACCATGCCCATCCTCTTGCAATATTTTATCAGCATTTTCTTGTAATAGGAAGGATGGTGGAACTCCGTTATGTAATCTTATCTCTCCATTCGTTACAAATTCTATTCTTGCTTCTACCAATCCACTTGCAGGTACGCTAACAGCTACATTAGTAACAACGCACATTGATTGATACCACACACTATTTGTAGATTGACTTGGATCGTAATAAACATAAAACCTACCTTCAAAATCTGCTCCCTGTTGCATACGCACCAATAGTTGACTTAAATAGACAGGAAATTCTGGGCTAGAAAACTCAGTTGTATCATTCTGAAAGTTTCTATGTTGCCATATTGTTTGTATCGTTCCCTGTCCTGATATAAGTCCATTTTCATATTGTCTTCTAAATTCTTCTCCTAAATTTGTTACATCAACGGTATCTCTTGTTGTTGTAATTTCAAATTCAGTAATCTTGGCAAGGGGTCTAAACCTAGTATTTCTAGTGCGTATTAGTATATCTTTTGTAGACGAAGGTGCTGTTAATGTAAGTGCATCTGCAACTTCACCAGCCAAGGCAGCAGCAAACGTATCATATAATTTAATCCCACCAACATCATCAATATGAATATATTTACGAAGATCAGGAAAATTATGACCAGACAATAATTCTAAATTACTTTTATCAACAGTGTTTATTTCAATTTGATCGCCAGTAATTAACGATCCAACGACATTCTCTACAGAAAATCTTTTCTTAGTTGTATTAACATCAGCAGGGTTTAAAGATGAAGCAATGTCAGAATTTAAGGCATCACGTTTTAACTCAATAAAACCTGTCGATCCAAAATATATAGACATTTATAAAGCAAGGCCAGTAGGTGCTCCATTTACTTCAAAACTGATATCTGCTGCCATCACTTCACCAATAGAACTCGTCATACTAAAGCTACTAGGTATTGCAGAAAATTCTATAAATCTACCTTCAGCACTACCATCTTTTACTTTTAATTTTAAAGTAATTGCAGTACTTTCAGCATTAACACCATCACCTGCACTACCACCAGTTTTTACAATGTTAGAAATTATAGTGCTTAATTGCCCCGAACCACTGCCACTACTGTCTTGGTAATAATAAATACTAGCACTACCTGTATAACTTCTTGTTCCTGGAATAATAGTTCTATCAGTATCTTCTAAAGAAACAGTTTCTAAAACTGCTTGGTTAAATGAAAAGGACCAAGATCTTACTTTGGCAGCTTTACTACCATTAACAAGTAATTCACCATCCTGTCCTGAGTAAAAGCCAGCCATCGTATTAAGTAAATTTTAAATACATTCTAATCCCCATCGAGGCAAGCGACAAATTTACATTGCACATTGGATCTGCCAGGTCTGACACTCGATACACTAGGAGGACCATCAAAACGATACCTAAGTTTTACACCATTTGAATCTTTTTCGGCCATATTGTTAACTAAATTTGAAGAGTTGACACCAGCTAAAGCATTAGCAGATGTAAAAGATATGTAATCATAATCAGAATTTACTTCTTCATATAAATTTAAAATTAATAACGCATTATCATCAGTAATATTTGTAAACCCTAAACTTAATTTTGCATCTGTCTTTTTATTTCCATATCTAATAACAGTCTTCGCACCATTCTGTGCAACAAACTCTGTCTGTGGATATGTTCCAGGGGTATAACTTCTAGATGAAGGTTTAACATTTGGAAAAGGATGTTCTGTAGCCATTATTCAGCAACCGTATGGAACGATGGGTCATCACCATCATTATAATAATCTAATATTGCTAAAGTTTTATTTGCTGTTAAAGGAGTATGACTTCCTGATATTTCAATCAACCCATCTTCTGCATAGGTCATAGATTCAACTTTATAAACTCTATCAGTTGTACTTGTATCAGGAACAGTAAATACACATCCTCTAAATCTGCTTGCTGCTAATCCATTACTTTCAATATCTATAGCGGTAGGATTTGAAACATCAGAATCTCCAGGTTTCCAGAATATAATTTGCGTTCCATTAGTAATAGAAGTTTGACTTTGAATTACACCATCATCAGTAACAATACCATTTGCAAACCTACTGGTATGAGTAGCTTCTGAATGTAATCTAATATAGTCTCCAGGTGCTAAGTGCATTGCAGATTGTGGTGTTGTTTGGAATGAAATACCATGATCTATAAGTTCTCTTGTTTTTAATGCATATTTTAAAAATGTACTAGCGTGTTCAAAAGATGTACAGAATATAGAAAGATCAAAAGCTTCTCTTGGATCTTCATCTTTTGCATCTTTAACTCGTAAACCTAAAGTTTTTGGTTCAGCAAAACCATTCTCTTTTTCTTTTCTATATGTAGCAAACCCTTGAAAGTTTTGACGTTCTTCTGGGCTTAAAAAACTTACCTTGAGACTTTTTATATTACCGTCAGTAAATAATGCTTTTATTTGTATCTTTTGATTTGCGTCTATTTTAAAAGTAACAGGATCAAATGGTACAGAAGGATATAAAGCAAACCTTCCTCCTAAAATTGTAAAATCAAGTAAACAATAAGAAGCGTTTTGAAAAATAAATTCTCTTAAATTCTTTTCGTCTGTAATAACACCGTCCCAAAATAACCTATTAGCTCTACAAAACTTAGCAGCAATAATCATTCTTTCTTCATCAACTGATTTTACACCAATCAAATCTCCAGCACCTATTTGCGGATCTGTTAATAAAGCAAAAGTAATTTCAGGAAATAAATTTGTAGGGCCAGTTCCCCCATCTATTAATCTCTTTACAGAAATACCTTCTTTAAAATATGCAGAGAATTGTGTAAAGCTAGAAAACTCTTTTGAACTATTTAACCTAATACCACCCATTGCTAAATTTGAATATGGCATTGGCGTATTAGAAATCATTTCATTTACATAAACAATTTCATGTTCTGGATTTTCCATATGACTAGGAACTTCAGCTTCGTAAGAAATAAAATCTGCAACTGCATCTAAAGGTCTTAAATTCCGTTCTTGTATATGAACAGACCCATCTGAACTACCTCCAGGCCAAATATTTGTAATGCCTGTGGCAGATTCATTACCATCATCATTTAAAACTTCAACTGGATAATCACGATCAAGTCCTAAAATAGGTATTACATCAACTAATCCACTAAATGTTTTACCTCCTCCACTAACACTAGGAATACTTAACTTTGTTCCTTTTCTATAAGGTCCACCACCATCTGTAACGGTCCATGATGCTACGTCATTGTCATATAGTTTAATCTGCACTTTTGCTTTAGAAAAAGTAAAGTTAGGAATGTTTGTTTCTCCTCCTTCTAGTTCGACATCATTAAAAGTAGCAACAGGTTCTGCTGGCCCAGGTTCTAATGTATATCTTTGAATTTGACGAATACTATATCTCCACCCTCTTACTTCTTTAACACCTCCTCTAAACTGTGTTGTTTCATCGTATTGAAGAGTAGCTGGAAAACCTTCTGAAGTTCCAATCTCTTCGCCCTTCCACCAAAAAATATAATTACCTCTCCATCCAGCATAATGTACATAACTTTTATTCCCAGGATCATCTGCATATCTAATATATAGAGTTTCTTTTAATACATAACGAAAACCACCTTCTAAAGGAACAACACCTTGTGATGTTTGAGATAAACCAGTAACAGTATGTCTTGTATCAATAATTTTTCCTAGAAAAAATTCTGTA